CAAGCCATGAATGAAGCAGTTGCAATCGGGGCTCAGAGGACGAATCCGGGTGCAACTAATACTGATCCGATTGCTCCGTCAGCTCATCCGTCTAGAGACCCGAGAATTGGTAGTATATCTAGAGAGCAACAAGAAAAAGAAATGGATGCTTCTTATTTTGATAATTTAACTCCATGGGAATCAGGATGGCGATCTAAACATCCGTCTAGAGACCCGAGAATTGGGTATACTAAAGCTATTGAAACAATAGATCGTATGCCAAAAGAGCAAAGAGCACTTATTTTTGATAGGCTAGAGAAGCTACAGAAAGAGGCAATGGAAAAAACTACACCTCTTGGAAGAGCTTTAAATACTATTTTTGGCGGACTTCTTAATAATACTTCGATAGGTATGCTTGGAAAGGCTTTGAAGGGGATACTGGGAAAGGCTGGATTTAATGTTAATCCTGATCTTGTAGAGCAAGCTGTTAGACAGGCGCATGAAATAACAACACAAGGACCTTTAGGGGCTGGAGGAACTTCTGTTGGAGCCAGGAACGATGCTTTTATTGAAGAGATTCTTAATAACCTTCCAGCTTCTGCATATGATGAGCCTTGGATGAAAGGCCTTACTGAAAGACAAATTCAATACTATCTTGATAGACCAGAAGAATTAAAATGGGTTCGTAATTTGTGGAATCAGATGAATCCTATGAACCCTTTGTTTGTGAGCCCTACTAACTAGGGAAAATTTTTAGGTGTACTAACGGTGTAACAATGGAGAAAAAAATGGTAACAAATCAATTAAGAGCAATGGATCGGATGTTTGAGCGCATGATGGGTATGACGGGTCACCGTTCCCCTCTTGCAATGGTCGAATCAGCAATGGACAGGATGGAATCGGCGCTTAGCTCGATTCCAACTAATGGTGAACAATTCACGGTATGGAAGCTTACCCCTACGAAGTATAGGACAGAGCTTCAAGAGGATGGTTCCATTCTGTTCAAAGTTGTGTCGGATGGCGAGTTCTCTGATGAGCTTAAAGGGCCTGATGTAAAAAAAGATAAGTGATCCCAGATATATCCAAAGATGTATATGCCGACACTAAAAATGCAGAAGCAGCAATTGCTCTTGCTAGTTGGGCGCAAACTGCTGAGTACGATCAAGTGGTTGCTGCATATGCTGAGTGTCACCTTGATCCTAATCTTGATGATACCTTTATTCGTACTCTTGGGCAGCTTGACAGGTATTATCTTGGCGTTTTTCTATGCAACCGTCACGACATGCTACATCCGTGGGTGTACGAGAGATGCCGTGATGTCGAAAGTGAAAAAGATAGGCGACTCGATTTATGGGCGCGTTTTCACTATAAGAGTACTATAATAACTTTTCTTGGTTGCGTACAAGAAATACTATGTAATCCAGAAATAACAATAGGTATCTTATCTTATTCTGCTAAGCAGGCCAAGCCATTCCTTAGACAGATAATGCAGGAGCTTGAATCAAACGAGAAACTTCAAGGGTTGTATCCTGACATACTATACGAGAAGCCAAAGCAATATGCTCCTAAGTGGGCTGAGAACGAAGGCTTATGCGTAAAAAGAAAGTCTAATCCAAAAGAGCAGACAGTTGAAGCTCATGGCTTGGTAGACGGCCAGCCTACAGGTAGGCACTTCAGTCTTATTGTGTATGATGACGTAGTCGTTCAGGAGAGTGTATCTACTCCAGAACAGATCGCAAAGACAACAACACAATGGGAGTTATCCCTAAACCTTGGCTCCACGCATAACCCTAGGTATCAGTATGCTGGAACTAGGTATTCTTATGGTGATACATACGGAACAATTTTACAAAGAGCAGCGGTAAAGCCTAGAATACATACTGCTACTCATAATGGCCAGATGGATGGCATACCAGTATTTCTTGAAGAGGAACGCTGGGAAGAAATTAAAAAAACAACTTCCACATATACAGTAGCTTGTCAGCAGTTATTAAATCCAATTGCTGGTAGCGATGTAGCATTCAAAGATGAATGGTGGGAAGAATGGGAGGTTAGGCCATACACAATGAATGTGTATATTATGGTCGATCCTGCCAGCTCTAAAAAGAAAGAGTCAAATAGAACTGCTATGTGTGTAGTTGGTGTTGATGCCAACTATAATAAGTTTTTGCTTGACGGAGTATGTCATAGACTTAGCCTTTCTGAGAGATGGGATTATCTTAAAAAGTTAAGAGCAAAATGGAAGCGAGCACCTGGAGTTAGGGAAGTAAAAGTTGGATATGAAAGATATGGAGCACAAAGCGACATAGAACATTTCCAAGAGATGATGCGTATAGAGGGAAGTAATTTCCCGATATATGAATTGAACTGGGTTGGTGGAGGGGGATCACAATCCAAGAGGGATAGGATACAAAGACTAGAACCAGATTTAAAGGATGGTTCTTTCTTTTGGCCTTACCCAACAGATAAAAAAATGTTAACATCTTTGCAGATGGAACATGTGGATAAAAAACAAGAGTTTCTTTTATCCAAAAAAATTATATGTAAAGATGAAAACGGTAAGGGTTATAATCTTACAAAGTGGGTAAAGGATAATGAGTACAATCTTTTTCCGACAATTCACCCAGACTTTTTGGATGCTTTATCTAGAATCTATGACATGGATGCTACACCTCCAATTATCAGGTCTTATAGACAATTGGAGCCAGAAGCAGAGGCAGCGTATTAATGGCGAGAAGTAGAAAAATAGGAAGAAGAACATACAAGCCCAGGCGTTTAGCTTATCAGATGACGAACTCCAGGAAGTTCTATGAAAAACAACCAAGGAAATTTCCTTATGGGATTTTTCCTTATGTTGATTCGTTATATTGGAATGCAGGTTACTGCGAGAATGAATTATGAAAAAATTATTATTAGCACTAGCCTTGATTTCATCTCCAATAATGGCGCAAGAAGACCCGCCTATAGGAATTAAACCTGTAATGGTGCAGATGCAATTATTCTGCGCTGACTCTTTTGATTTCCTTATGAATGTTATGGCCGCTGACTTCAAAGAAGTTCCTGTAATGATGGGCTATCTAAAGGAAGAGCCCAATAACGCTCATACACTGGTATACTTTGTCAACAAAGAAAAGACTACATCAACTTTAGTTATTACCAAGAAAAGCAAGGATAGAGAACAAGCCTGTATTATATGGTCTGGTAAGTCGCCCAGCGGTATGGCAATTTCTTTAAATCCTGAACCAAACTTTCCAGAGGAAATGTAATGGAGCCGTCTGTCATGGTAGATGCTCTCATGGGCGTGATATTATTCCTTGGCGGATGGATTATTAAAAGAATATTCTCACAGATAGACAGACTACACGCTAGAGTAACGGACCTTGCTACAAAAAATGTTAGTCGTGGAGAATTAGATACGCATATAGACAGGATTCTGGACAGGATAGACACTCTTGAAAAGCGTCTATTGAGTAAATGAGTGATCTTGAGGTTTCTGATAAAACAAGCGTAGGACTTCCTCTTAGGAATCTAATTGGACTTGCAAGTGCTGTGGCTGTAGGTACATGGGCTTGGTTTGGGCTACAAGAAAGGCTCAACGTACTTGAGACTAATCAGATTCTAATGCAGAAGTCTGTAGAACAGAATGAAAATTTCAGAATCAAATGGCCTCGGGGAGAGTTAGGAGCGCTCCCAGCGGATGCTGAACAGTTCATGTTGCTTGAGCATCTAGCTTCTGAGTTTGACAAGTTACAAGGTATCATAGAAACAGGCAAGGCTCCATACGATCAGCAACAGGCTCTTACATTAGACTTCTTTAAGCAACGTATTGAAAATCTTGAGCGTCATGTAGAGACTTTGAAGGATAAAACCTCAGAAATTAAAGCAAGCAATGGAGTACATTAATGCAACTAAGTATGATTGTTCTTGTGCTTTATTTGAATGGTTCTGTTATTGAGTTCATGGGCCACCACGAAACAGGTAGTGGGTGGGAGCGCATGGGAATGGCAGGATGTTTGCAGGTGAAGCGAACATTAAAAAGAAATGGTTGGAAAGACAACCTTGATGGTACTACAAGGTATTCTTGCGAGAAGCGTGATGTAGAACTTAGAATTAATTGGGAAGGGAACGAGGTAGTGGCGTCAATAAAATGAAACACTTAAAGGAAGTTAATGAAACGTATCTGCAACACTTACGAAAGGCAATGTATTTTGCTTGTTGTTTGTTGGTTGGGAGTGCTTGCGCTTTCATCCATGCTCTTGTTCCATGCGTAATGGTTAAGACTACAAGCAGATTAATAGCCCATATTCAAGGAAGAATAAATGGATGACTATAACACAGTCAGCGCAGAATCAACTAAATCAATTACTAAACTCTGGAGAGTGTTTAGAAATAGGGCTAAAAGGTGGTGGATGCAATGGCCTTATGATAACTTTAGAGAAGAAGACCTCGACAGGTACTACAGAGTTGAACATTGGAGACAACACCAGATTCGCGGACAAGACATCGCAGACTTATTTACAAGGCGGTAGTCTTGATTATGAAGATAAAGGATTTTCTAAAAGATTTGTAGTTAACCCAAGCGAAAATGTAATGAAATGCGGATGCGGAGATAGCATTGCTATATAGGAGATAAATATGTGGAAAAAGTTCAAGGAATTAAGTCCGAAAGCAAAATGGGGCATAACGATAGTGGTAGCAGTTCTAATCGTACTCTCTGTAATGTATGGCTCACCATCGCCGGATGTTGTCTCCTCGTAGGATGCGGAACAATAAAGAAAGCCGGGATAGTAGCGACAGCAGCCGGGACGGGTGCCGTTGCGGGGACTGTGTTGAGTGGGGGTGTAGCTGCGCCGATACTGGGAGCCACGACAACTGCCTTTGTGGCAGATGTGGCGACAGCAGGGATGGGTTCGTCCCGCACTACTATGGTTGAAGGCTCATGCGCTCCAGATAACTTCTGGACATTACTTGGCTCCATGACTGAAATGGGAGGCTGGCTCCTGATTCTAGTAGTGGTTATACCAATGGTGTTAGGATGGTTTCTCCCCGGCCCTGTAAAAATGAAAGGAAGAGATAAGCATCCAAATCAATTTATAAGATGACAGACTTTATGAAAGATTGTTTAAAGTCTATTGGTGTAACAGTACTTTATGTCTTTGTTGTTCTTATAATAATGTATGCTTCAGTATCAAGTGCTGATTTTAAATCTACGTTTCTTATAAATGGAGCGCAGTATTCAACATTGTCTTGGCTTTCCAATGAGGTAGATGATAATTGGAGAGATAGTGTTATAAAAAGAATCGTCGGAGACACTTACGCTGATATTATGGCAAGAAGTACAGCGAATGACTTTGGAAAGATTGACGGAGTAAATAGAGAAGTTTGGAGGAATAGACTTAATAGGCTTAGGATCGGGGGAATACAACCAGTAATCTGGTTGATTAGCGATGATAGCCCTGGAGTGTATAAAAAAGGATTAAAAAACCAAATTGATTACCAAAGTAAGGTCGTTTCTGAGGTTGATGATATTGTTAGTCATTATGTGGTCTGTCTTGAGTGTGACGAATATTATAGCCCTTCACAGGTATCTACTTTAATAGGGGAGCTCAGAAAGAAAACAAACAAGCCGATAGGAGTGCATCTTACTCCAGGGGTACAGGCAGAGTACATTGTAGATGCAGATATAATTTACCTTCAAACAGGATTTTCTATTAGTGAGCAACAATTCAGGCGGCAAATTGAAAACGCGCTTTCCTTTGGAAAACCAGTTGTCGTATCTGAGTACCACCTTAATGGAACGAGTCCAGAGGCAAAAAGACTTGGCGACATTGCTTGCTCGTATGAAGGAGTTGTCGGAACAGGAAACGGTAGAGGGCAAACATCTTGCCAAACCCTAGAGTGGAAGACAAAAGAAAAAAAGAAAGAGTGGTATCAGGAGCACGAGAAAGAGTTAGTCGTGTCTGGCATCGCAGTTGCAACCCTCTTCGTGATGTTAAACCAAGAACCAACGGTAAGGTTCCAGATAAGTGATAATGGATATGAACTAGGATTGCAGTCTGACAGATATGACTTGCGATATACTGAGGACAGAATACAGGCTACATACAGGATTGAATTTTAATGGCCACAATTACATTAAGAGAAACAAAAGGAAGTCCATTAACTTACGCTGAAATGGATGGTAACCTAACTAATCTAAATGATGATAAGTTAGAAGTTATCAGCAATCTTAACGTTGCAAGTACTATGGATGTTAATTCCGACTATATTGCAATGTATGATGCAAGTACTAGCGAGAATAAAAAAATTCTTGGTAATGCTACTGGTTTCTTAAATAGAACATTAGTTATTAAAGTTATTGCGGATACTCTTCCAACTTATGTTGGAGATGGTATTGCGCGAATTGTCCTTCCTTCCAACTTTGATAATTTAAAACTTAGATCTATTGGCGGACATGTTTATACAGCTGCATCTGGATCAACTACAAATGTTCAAATTCATAATCAAAGCAATGGAGTTGACATGTTAAGCACCTTGCTTACTATTGATGCGGGAGAAAATGATTCCAGCACTGCCGCTACAGCTGCTGTTATTAATGGTTCTGCTAATACTGTAAACGATGGAGATGTTATTAGATTTGACATTGATCAGATTGGTTCAGGTAGCGCGGCTAATGGTCTTGAACTTAGATTGGAGTTTGGTGCTTGAGCGGATTTAAAGGATACCCTCCTGCTGTACAGATACTTACACCTGTTCCAGATATATTTGTTGCAGTAAACGCCGACCAAGAAGAAATTAGAAAAAATATAAAACATAATATTTCTCTTGGACTAAACCAAGTAACTCCTCACGAAACTCAATGGGATCGTGAAGTTTGTTTAGTTACAGGAGGGCCTTCTTTAAAGGATACTTTTCACATTGTTGAAAAGAGAAAGAAAGATGGCGTTCCAATTATTACGGTAAATGGAACTTATAAGTATTGCATTGAAAGAGGGGTTAATCCTTCTGCTTTTGTGATGCTAGACAGCAGAGAGTTCAACCATAGGTTTATTGATCCAGTTAGAGATGACTGTAAATATCTTATAGCATCCCAGTGCCATCCTGAAGTATTTAAAAAACTTAAGGATAGGAATGTTTGGTTGTGGCATTGCGATACACAAGAAGAGAATATTGATATTCTTCAAGCGCAATACGGAAAAGAGTACATAGACTTCTTTCCCATTATGGGAGGCTCTACAGTAACTTTAAGAGCGTTGCATCTACTTAGGATATTGGGCTTTCACAAGTTTGAGGTGTTTGGATTCGATAGTTGTATCATGGATCACCACCACGCTTATGAACAGCCAGAGAATGACAAAGAGCAAGAGATAGATTTGGTTGTAGGTGGGAAGCAATTCAGATGTACTGTAGCCCATTATCATCAAGCAAAAGAGTTTATTCAGTTAGTTGGCGCTACTGGATCAAACTATGACCTTATAGTTCATGGTGATGGACTTATATCACACATTATCAAAAATCCAGAATCGTTAAAGGAGGCGGCTTAAATGGCGGCTACAGCATGGAGTTTTTACAATAGTTTCAGAGAGTATCTAGGCAACGGACAGTTTGACCTAGACGGCACTGGGACTGGGTTTTACATGGCCCTTCATACAAGCGCGGCTAGTGCAAATGTTAATAACGTAGCGTTATCTACACAAGCCTCTCTTGCTAATGAAGTGGCTAATGGAAATGGGTACACTACTGGCGGTAAATCAGTTACTGCTCGTACATGGGCATCTGCCGCTACGAACAAGTATCGGTTTGATTCTACGGCTTGTGTATGGACTGCAACTGGAGGCGATGTTAACAACGTCAAGTATGCCGTAATCTACCAGGCAGGAGGTAAGTTGGTATGTTGGTCACGACTTACTACTTCCCAGTTTAAC